ATCGGGAGCCAGTACGAAGCCGAGCCACTGATTCAGTCCGGCGCTTCGCAGTGTAACCGGTACATCATGAACTACGCGGAAGGGAATCTCTCGAAGTACCAGTTGGATGTGCTCAGGGAGTGGCGAGAGAAGCAGGCCGGGGTCGACGAATGACCGATCGCCCGCCGCCAACAAACATCGAGCTGGAGCTGCGCCTGCTGTCGTGCTGGTTCGGCAACGAGGCGTTCCAGCAAGCGTGGCGACCCGAGCCGTCGATCTTCTTCGACGGCCTGCACCGATCGCTAGCTGTCGTCGGCGAAGATGCGAACGGATCCCCGCTGACTGTCACCGACGCGGCGACGATCCTAAACGAGCGCGACCAGCTGAAGCGCTTCGGCGGAACGGTCCGACTGATGGGCCTGCTCGACGGTGTGCCCGCGCTAGCCGATCCGTGGAAGGCGGTCGAGCGATTGCGCGAGCTGGCAGGGCTGCGCGATCTGAGACGCACGGGGCTGCAGGTGCTCGCCTCGATCGGCGACGAAGACTGCACGCTGGCGAAGGTCTCGGGCGAGCTGGCGCACGCGATCACGACGTCGACGATGCGACTCGGCGCGCAGGTCGAGACCGGCCGAGCGATGATCGACGACGTGCTGAACCAGATGCACGCCGAAGAGCCGGTCGAGTTTTGCACGACGGGGCTAGAGCAGCTCGACACTCGGATCGGCGGGATGCGTTCGCGGTCGGTGCTGCTGTTCGGTGCAGACACGAATTGGGGAAAAAGCGGTATTTTGTGCATGATGGTCGACGAGAACGTGAAGCGCGGGAAAACCTGCCTGATCGTCAGTGGCGAAGACGAGCGCGAGCTTTACAGCTATCGCCTCGCATGCCGCCGCGCGCGAGTGAAGGCGACGAGGCTGCGCGATAGGCGGCTACGCCCGCAAGACCAGGAAGCGCTGGCGGCAGCGATGAATCAATACGAGTGGCAGCGGCTGTTCTTCATCAACGGGATCGGTGTGCCCGCCGAGCATCTAGCCGCGCAGGTGCGGGCCGTCTGTCTGGCGAAGACGATCGATCTGGTGCTGATCGATTACATCCAAGCATTCGAGACCGAGAGCGACGACCGGCGGAACGAAGTGCGCAAGTGCGGACGCGCGTTCACGAACGCGATCAAGTCGACGAATGCATCGGGCGTGATCTTCTCGCAGCTCACTCTGGAAAAGGGGCAGAAGCGTCCGACGAAGGCTGACGTGCGGGATTCGAAAGACATCGCGCAGGCGGCAGAAACAATCGCGCTCGGCTGGGAAGACGTGAATGGGAATCGGAAGATCCTGCTCGACAAGGTGAAGCAGGGGCGGAAGGGAATGGAGATCGACGTGCACTTCGACAGCGAGACAGCGAGCTTCGTTAGCGACGTTGATCCAGATCAAATGGAACTGGCTTACGAAGACGCAGTCGAAGAGCGCGGCGAGCCTGCCGCGCCGAGCTACGGGAACGGTTGACATGCATACGCTAGAGCAGATCGAGCAGGAGGTCAGAGAACTGATGAACGAGCGCGACGCGCTGGCAAGGGCGCGCTCCGATCTGGCTGACCGGCTGCGCGACACGACGGCGGACTACTTCGCCGTGCAGAAACGCATCGAGCAACTCGTCGCGAAGGCACGAGACCAAGCAAAGGAGAACCCGACATGAAGACACCGACGCAAAAGGAAATCGAGGCGATGCCAGTGGGCGAGCTGCGCCAGCTCGTCGGAGAACTGCAGGCAGAGAAGACGAAGACCATGGCGCGGCTTCGCGAACTGCTGCAGCTCGTGAACTTCGCACAGCAGACGCTCGACGAAGCCGAGAAGAAAGGCGACGGATGACAAGACCGCGGCTCGCGTGGTGCCTGCAGTGCCAAGCGTGGCTGCCGCACGACTGGTTCGAACCGCTGGCCGCGGTCTGCAAGATTCACGAAGACGACGCAGTGAAGGCAGCGCAGGAGCGCGGCTCACTCGGCGGGCAAGTAACGAAAGCAAGAAGACAAGGAGAACCGAAGACATGACGACAACGATCAGAGAGTTACGCTGCGACCTGGACGACGCGGCGGTCGAGAAGAAGGTCGGGCGCTTGCGGCACCTGATCGATCACGCGAAGGAAGTCGAAGGTGAGCGCGACGCTTCGAAAGAGCGCTACAAGTCGAGGCTCGGCGAGATCGAAACCGAGCGCGACAAACTGCTGCGTGCCGTCGCCGATCGAGCGGAGTACCGAGACGTCGAATGCGAAGAGCGCGAAGACGAGAAGCGCATGAAGATCGATCTGGTTCGCACCGACACGGGCGTCGTGATCGACGAATGGCCCATGAGTGCACAGGAGCGGCAGAAGGATCTCGACCTGCACGAAGACAGCAAGGAAAAGAAGAAGGGCGCTAGCGCGACGACTGACGACAGCGGAGACGTGATCTCGAAGCCGCCCGCGACGACCGACGAGAAGCCGGATGACAAGAAGCAGAAGCCCAAGGCGTCGAAGAAAAAGGCAGCGAAGAAGAAGGCGCCGTCGAAGAAGCCGCTGACCGTGGTGCCGGACAAATGAGCCTGGAAGACGTCGACGATCTGCACGACAGGTCGCAGTGGAGGCATGCGCAATGGGTTGCGTTCCAGGAAGGCTGGCACACGGGCAAGGTGCCCGACCGCGAAGGGGTTGCCCAGATCGAAGGCAACCTCAACACCCGCGAGCGTGTCGCATACGACGACGGCGAGAGCGACGCGAAGGCGCAGCAGGCGCCCGCGTGACCATCGACTCGCGACTGCTCGCCGTCCTGTTCGCCGGTTTCGTCTGGGGCGTGACTGTCGTCCTGTCGTACTTCGTCGGCAGGGCGGCGGGCTTTCGACATGGAATCAGCGTCGGGAAAGACGTCGCGATCCGTGAAATGGAACTATCGATCGGAAGGAGACCCGACGCATGAAGACCAAGAGCAAGCGAAGCGGAGTGTTCGAGATGGCGAATATTTTCGCCAGCGCTCTGGAGGACCACGACGAATTAGACGCGACGTTTGTCGGCGGCAGTCAGCCGCTCGCGCTAGGGAAGATCAATGTCCACACGGGTAGTTCTAACTTCGTTGTCGACGTCAATGGCATCCTGTACGACGTCGCGATCTTCGAGCAGCACTGCGGAAGCTGCCGAGAAAGCAGCGCCAGAGCATCGCGAAGAAGGCGCAGTTCGTGCCGCACTTCCGCTGGGGCGGCGTCGAGATGAAAGACAAGAAGAAGCTTCGCCAGATTTACAAGCGGATCGCGAGACTGCGCCGATGATCCAGTTCTTCCGCGAGATCGGGTGGCCGGGGATCATCTTCGCGCTGTGCGTGGGGCTGTTCGCAGCGTTCGCGCGCGCTTGTTTCGTGCAATCGAGACAGAGCGGGCCGTGCGTCGACTCGGTCTGCGTGCCGATGCCGAGCTGCCGAACGGATCAGACGCTCGAACTTGCGCACAATGCAATCGTCTGCAGGTGTAACCGATGACGCCGCCGAGCGAGAGCGCAGGGCAGGAGGCGACCGATGGGTGAGACTGAAACATGCGGCTACTGTGACCGTGCGTTGCGAGAGCAGCGCGTGACGGATAATCGTCTGCCAGACAAGGTATTTTGCAGCACGGATTGCGCGCACCGCACGGCAATGAACCAGGCTGAGTTGGAAGACGTCGTTCGGTATAGGAGCCGGATCCGATGACCGTGCGCCCCGGGGATATCGTGATGTGGGTCAACTCACCCGACGGGCTCGACCTGCTGCCAGCTATTGTGATCCGTCCGTCGCCAGGCAGAGGGCTTTACCTGGAAGTGTTCGGGATCGACGACAGCTACAAGTTTCGCGACGGCGTGCTGCCAGGGACCGAGTATGGGCAATACGTCGAAAGGTCGTCGCGATGAAACCGAAGCTGACGCGACCGCAGTGGAACCTGCTGTGCAACCTGTTCGACGCTGGATGCGCTGGTAGGAAGTTTGGGTCGGAGACCAGCGAAGAGAACCTCGAATTCCTGGATCACTGGTATTTGATCAGGCTCGACCATAGCCAGAGAGACAGCCGCTGGCACATAACCCCGTTCGGTCAAGAGCGCGCGAAGGTCGGGCCATGACGAGCGATGTCTTCGAGTTCGCGAGCGGCGTCGCCCTCGCCCTGTTCATGTGCTGGGGCCCATGGCGCGCGTTGGAGAAGCGATGACGAACGGCGAGCGCGACATCTGGATCGCCGTCTTCGCGGCGAAGCTCAAAGGGTTCGACCATAACCACCCGGCGCGCGAAGTCCTCGAACCTATCGACGTGCGACGCGCGGCAGCGGATGCGACGCGAGTCGTGCAGGCATTGCGACGGGTCGATCCGTCTGAAGTCGCGGAGCCGCACGAAACCTGGCAGGCGATCTGCGTGGCCACGGGGCGGGTGCCCTCGTGATCATAATCGGTGTTGACCCAGCGATCGCGATTGCGGGCGGCGCACTTGTCCACGTCGCGGCCCAGTCGTCGCGCTCGCAGATCGTCGAAGTCGGCGACTGCAAGACAGCCCCGACGCAGCCGCTCGAAGAGAGACTTCACACGCTCTGGGCCTGGATCGACGCCATGTGCGTACATTGGAAGCACGCGGGCAGCCGAGCAGAAGCCATCGCGTTCGAAGATCAGGCGCAGGCCCAGATCCAGCAGCTGCGCGATCCCAAGCGGGCAAACGCCAACGTGCTCGCAGTGCGCGAAGTCGTGGGAATGGTCCGCGCCTGCGGCTGGGCGCACCGTCTCGACGTGGTGCAGGTCAGCCCGCTTCGCGCGAAGGCAGCGGTGCTCGGGAGCGGGACGCAGAACGCCACGAAGGCGCAGGTTCGCGCGGGAATCAAAAAGCTGGCAGGATTCGACCGCTTTCGCTGGAACGAGCACAAAACCGACGCGGTCGCCATCGCGATCGCAGGAGCCAGGAAGCTGCAAGCCCAGCGGATCGGAGTGGTGTCGAGATGAACGAGCGAGAGAACCCGGTCGAATGGATCGTCGTCGACCGAAAGACGGGCGATTCAGTCTTCGTAGAGCGGCAGACCTGGCACGACGCGATCAGAGACGGGGCGATCAAGCTGGGCACGTCGCCAGAGCGCTGCACCTGCGTCAGAAGCGAGAACAGCGAGGAGACAGACAGCCAGGAGCCGGAGACCAAGGCGGTGCAGAAGGTAGGCAAGCCTCCGAGTGGGGCCGGACTCACACGCGCGCAAGGTGAAGGACTGAAGGGGTCGGCGAGGGCATGACGCGGCCAGACGAACCGAGTCTGCCCAGAGCGACGAGCGTTGCGGCGCATCGCGCCATTCTCGATGACGGGACAATCAGCGGTCAGCAGAAAAGGATCTACGGATGCCTGTTCGGTCAAGGGCCGATGACTGCGACCGAGTGTATTCGCTGGATCAACTCTCACCCGAGCTTCTCTGGTCTAATCAGCGAGCAGACGCACACGCGCTTCGCCGAGCTGCGACGGCGTGGCGTGATCCGAGAAGTCGGGAAGAAGGTCTGCGCGCACACGAAGAAGCGGTGCATCGCTTGGGACGTGACCAGCTCGATGCCGCTGCCGCCCGAGAAGAGCGAGGCGAAGCGGCTCGACGTCGTGCCTGGCGTCGCCGTGACTAAAGAACTGGCTGGCGTCGTCGGCCCGACGCCCGCCCAGTTCGCCGCAGCGCTGAACGAGCTGCGCAGCCTGCGCACGCTCGCCGCTATGCACGGGCGCGGATTCTCCGAAGACCTACTGCGCGTCTGCGAGTGGGTTCACGGAAAGGGGAACGAATGAGATCGATCGTTGAAGAGTTAGCGTGCAGAGACGCGGACCGGATCAAGAAGCTCGAAGCCGAGCTGCGAGACGCGCGAACCGTTGCGGACACCTACAGAGACCGGTGCAAGTTTCTGGAACGGTACGACGACGACGGGACGAAAGAGCGCGACGCGCTGAAAGCGACGATCGCCGATATCCTGCGGCTTGGCTTCCCGTGGCCGTTGCGTGACATCGTCCGATCGCTGGCCAACGCGACCGAGCACCTGCTGAACGATCACGACTGCGACGCCGAGGGACACGAAGAGCGACGCTGGAACGTGCGGCGCGCCCGTGGATGGCTCATCGACCGCGAGAAGAAAGACCGATACTGAACCAACGAAGGAGAACCCCAATGGATAACTGGCAACTTGAGCAGATGGGACAGAAGTTCGACCTGCTGCTCGAAAACATGGCGACCTTTCACGGCGAGCTGCTTCTCTCGACGCTGATCACGCAGGCACCTGCAGAGCTGCGCGCAGAGCTGTCGAGGCGAGCGGTCGAAGCCGTCGTGAAGGGAATCGAGAGCGGTCTGCACCCGCACTGGCTGAACAATGCGCTTCAGCAGGACTCGGAACTGATCGCGAACGCTCTCGAAGGCGGGCGCGAGCGAATCCAAGAAGCGATCGCCTCGAAGGTCTGCAGCCTGATCGGCGAAGCTGACGTCGGGCACGGCTACGGGTCGAGCGTCGGCACGTCGATCGCGCGCGGCATCGACGCGGCAGTCGCCCGAGAGACGCGGGCGATCATCGAGAACGAGCCGACGCTGCTGCGGAAGTCTATCGAGCAGAAGATCGGCGCAGCTGTTCTCGAAGAATCAGTCAAGCGCCACGCGCGGAAGCTCGTCGAAGCGCTTAAGGAGAGCCCCGAATGATCACGCCCGCACAGTTCGACGAGAAAGTGATCGAAGCAATAGCCGACCTGCACTCGAAGGTCGCGAGTAAAAAGCCAGCGGAGCGCCTGCGCATCTTGGCGGAGCATATCGAGCAGATCGAGGCCGCACTGAGCAGCCAGACTGCAGTCACCGCAACGGTAACCGCGTCGGCTCTCTGTGCCATGCTGGACGCAGAACAGAAGGAATTGTCCCGGGTCGTTCGTAACATGATGCTGCGGCTGCGGAAGATCGGAGCTGTTGGAGATATGACCAATGTCAACTGACGAAAAGCGGCTGAAGACCGCGATCGAATGCCTTCACGCCGTGAAGGAACCCGACGCCGCGTGGCGCACGAGGACGGAAGGTAGGCTGCAGGTCGTGACGCTGACCGACCTGAGCTGGCCGCGCAGGCAATGGGGCCAGAAGGCGTCCGACGTTGACCTCGCTCTGCGTGGCATGATGCTCGCTGCCGCTCGACGGCTCGCACAGATTGGGGACGCCCAGTGATCGACTCAGAATGGCTCTGGTATGCGCTCGGGCGAATGCTCGAATGGCTCGGCGTCGAATGGCTCGCGCACCGCTGGCAGGTCTGCGAAGTCGCCTGCTGTCTCGATGACGGCTGCCAGGGCGTCTGGTTCGAGTTCTTCACGCCGCGTCGGCTGGCGGTTCGCCGTCCCTGGGATGATCCTGCGCTGCGTCGATCGCATCATGGGATTCGAGAAAGGCGAGGGGCCGACGTGTCTCGGCTTCGTCAAGATCGTCAAGGTCTGGCGCGAGAGACTCGACGCGATCACGCAAGAAGATGTAATTCGCGAGGGGTTTCCGGACTGGACGCCGAAGCAGTTCGTGTGGTTTGTCTGCCGAGAAGTGAACGCGAAGCCCTGGACGATCGTCACGGTCATCGAGTTCCGCTATCTTGAAGCGGTGAAGGTCGAGGTGAAGACGGGGCAGCGGTGGGACAGCGAGCCGGGTGATCCGATCGCCGACATTCAGAAAGCCTGCGAGCAACTGCGAGGGCCCCGCGGCCGTTAACCTGAAGGAGAACCGAAATGGAAACAGCAACCGAAGCACAAGCAAGTCGCTCATTGGCGCCAGACGGCGGCGAGTTCGTCGACATCGATCGGCGTCACGTCTGGGCGCTGAACGAGTGGATGCGCCGCTACATCGAAGAGCCGGAGCGGTTCGAGGCAGAGATCCGAACCGTCGACGCTTTCCGCAAGGCTGAAGCCGAAGGCCGAGAGCCAGACTACGGCGAGAACTGTCACGACTACTTGATCAAGCTCATGGCGGAAGCGCCGGATGCTTGAAGTCGTCCCGCTGGTCGCCGAGAGTGGCGAAGTCTGCAGCGTGTGCCACGCGCGAGCTTACCGCCCGAAGAACTACGTCTTCGACTTTGCGATCCAGCACGCGCCGATGTGTCAGCAAGTCTTCGAGCTGCAAACGCTGCTGAAGAACCAGAGCACCGTGCTCGACGAACTGATCCAGGGAATCGCCAGACTCGAACCGCTGTTCGCAACCCTGAATAATCGGGTGTCGGACAGTGAAGACCGGATCGAGAAGATCGAAGCGCGCCTAAACAAAGGAAGCCCATTTGCCTGACGAAGACGAGCCCGCGGCGGTCTGGGTCGAGACAGAGAAGCTGCTGCCATGGGTCGACAACCCCAGAGCCAACGACGAAGCAGTCGACGATGTCGTCGCGTCGATTCAAGAGTTCGGCTTCGGTGCGCCGATCCTCGCGCGTCGTGAGAACTTCGAGATCATCGCGGGGCACACTCGGCTGAAGGCTGCGCTGCGTCTCGGGCTGGAGCGCGTGCCTGTTCGCTTTCGAGACCTGACGGCAGAGCAGGCGCACGCGCTGGCGATCAGCGATAACAAGACGGGCGAGCGCGCGACCTGGCTCGAAGCTGGACTGCGCGAGCAGATGAAGATCCAGCTCGCACGAGACGACGCACCGCCGATTGCGGCCATGGGCTTCGACGAAAAGAGTCTTTTGAGTCTCATGCTCGAAGGTGCGCCGCCTGTCAGCGAGACCACTGAACCGGCGAACCAGCTGCCGAAGCATCCCACGACGAAGAAGGGCGACGTCTGGCAGCTGGGCGCGCATCGCCTGATCTGTGGCGACTGCAGAGATCCCGCGACGCTGAAGAAGCTCGGCGCGTCATCGATCGCTGTAGCGTTTACGTCGCCGCCGTACGCGAGACAGCGTAAGTACGACGAGAGCAGCGGATTCAAACCGATCAAGCCCGAGAACTACGTGGCATGGTTCGAGGCTGTGCAGGCGAACGTCAGAGCGAGCCTTGCAGACGACGGGTCTTGGTTCGTCAATATCAAGGAACACTGCGACGATGGACAACGCTCACTATACGTGAAAGACCTGACGCTGGCGCATGTGAGGACGTGGGGCTGGCGGTTCGTGGATGAGTTCTCGTGGAACCGCCCGGCGCCGCCAGGCAGATGGCCAGATCGTTTCAAAAACGGGTTCGAGCCTGTATTTCATTTTGCCGCGGGCCGTATCGGCACATTCAGGCCGGAGTCCGTTGGGCATAACTCCGAAAATGTACCAAAGCTGTCGTCGGTCGTGGGAAGCAATGAGGGCGGGCCGAACGGTAAATATTGGAATATTTCTGACGAAGCGGCGCCTGGGTTAGCGCTGCCGTCTAATGTGGTGGCTGTTAGCGGCGTGCAGCACGGCACGGGACACTCCGCAGCATTCCCCGTCGGACTACCGACCTTCTTCGTCAAAGCCTTCTCAGACGAAGGCGACAGAGTCTTCGATCCATTCATGGGAAGCGGAACGACTCTGATCGCGGCAGAGCAGCTGCAGCGGATCAGCTATGGCTGCGAGTTGTCGCGCGGCTACTGCGACGTCGCTGTCGAGCGATGGCAGCAGCTAACAGGCGGAAGGGCGAAACGTGGCAACAAAGGGTAAGCGCCTAGACACGGCGAAGCGGCGACGCTTCATCAAAGAGCAGCGGGAACTCGCCGCCGAAGTCGTCGAGCGCGATCCGCGAGAGCACGAACTGACGCTGACTGAGAAGCGAATCGATCGATGCATCTCGATCATGGCAGCGGGTAACTGGATCCCGACGGTCACAGAGAAGCTGCTCGAAGCCGAGTTCGGCGTGAAGCGCACGCAGATCAGGACGTTCGCGGCAGAAGCGAACCGAGTGCTTCGCCGCGCGATCGGCCGCGACAACGAAGTGAAGGCGCGGTTGCTCTACACGGTCGACGCCCTGCGCATGCGCGCGCAGACGCAGACGCGCATTACGCGGGTCTGGAACCCTAAGGAAAAAAAGCACGTCGTGTTCGAGGACCCGGAGCCGGACATTCCCTCAGCCCTGAAGGCATGTGAGCTTTACGGGAAGTATCTCGGACTGCTGCCGAACAAGATCATAATCGCGAAAGACGACGACGACTTCGACGGGTGGAGCGACGCCGAGCTTGACGCCTACTCGACCGAAGGCGTCGTGCCAGCACGTCTGCGCGACACTCTCGACGACGACATCGTCGACGAACTCGAAGCGCGGCAGAAGGAACGCGCGACGGGCGGCAACGGGAAGGCCAACGGGGCCAATGGTAGCGGGGAAGCGAAGCACTGATGAATCGTTACGTGGTTGTGGTCACTGGTTCGCGCCACTGGACAGACGTCGACGCCATTCGTGCTCGGCTCATCGAGTACCCAAGCGGCAGCACCGTTCTGTTTCACGGGGAGTGTCCCTATGGTGGGGCAGATGAGATCGCCGACCGGCTTGGACGCGCTGGCGGCCTCGATGTCCGAGCGCGCCCCGCGCTGAAGGGCGAGACGTTTCCCCAGCGCAATACCCGCATGGTCGCGGAAGCTGCGGCGCTCGCGCGCGAGACCGGGGCAGAATTCGTCTGCGAAGCGTTCCCGCTGCTCGGCTCTCGCGGGACGTGGGACACAGTCAACAAATTCCGCCGCGAGTGCGACGAGGGCGTGACTGTGACAGAGGTAGCGAATGCAGAGCAGCCCTGATGCCAGAGACAGCCGCAGCGAGTCGCGTCGCACTGCACCGCGCACAAGCCGCGCGGAAGATCCGAGAGCGTCGCAGTCGCTACGATCTGCAGCAGGCGATCCCGCTGATCGAACCTTCCTACTCGGCGCCGGTTCATCTGGGCGATCTGACGGCGGTCTTCGACGAGATCGAACGCGGCAAGTCAGTGCGCGTGCTCTGCGATGCTCCGCCAAGGCATGGGAAGGCTGTCGCAAACGGCACTCCGATGCTCACGCGCCGCGGATGGGTAGCAGCCGGAGACGTCACGACCGCTGACTACCTGCGCGCGTCCGATGGTGGCTGGACACGGGTGACCGGAGTATTCCCGCAGGGCGTCGTCGAGCTGTACGACGTCCGTTTCTCTGATGGGTCGTCGCTACGCACCAGCGGCGACCACCGATGGTCAGTGAGACAGCGCTACGGCGGACCTTCGAGAGTCAGGACAACTGCCGCGCTCATGGGTGACGTAGACGAAAGCGACCGGCGAGCGAAGTGGCGGATCCCGATGGCCGCGCCGCTGAAAGGTACTGCGGCGAAGTTGCCAATCGCTCCTTACCTGCTCGGTTGTTGGCTTGGCGACGGCACCAGCAGATCGGGAGCGATCACCACTGCTGACCCTGAGATCATTGGAGCGTTTCGAGATGCCGGATTCCGAACGGGTTACGAGCAACCGGCAGGCGCGGCTACGACCTACAATGTTTTAGGACTAATGCAACGACTGCGAGTGGTTGGAGTTATCGTCGGCCGATGGCCACAACCAACGGCAAAGCACATCCCAGAGAGCTACCTGAGTTCTTCTGCCGCTGACCGCTTGTCGCTTCTGCAAGGTCTCTGCGACACAGACGGCACAGTCGCGAAGAATGGTTCGCAACAGTCGTACACTACGACGCGCGAGCGTCTAGCTCATGGGTTTCGTTTTCTCGTGAATTCGCTGGGTGGCGTCTGGACGCAGTACTCCCGTCTTGCGGGCGGGAAGACTGCTTATACCCTGCACTTCAGACTGCCGCACGGGATGAAGGCGTTTCGATTGTGCAGAAAGCAGAACCGATTGAGTCGCGACAGTGCGCGGAACGTGCCGCGTCGCTTTATCCGTTCGATAGGCGTAAAAGGCAAAGGGAAAGCTACATGTTTTTCTGTCACGGCAAGAGACAGCCTGTTCTGCGCGGGCCGGGAACTGATCCTTACTCACAACACAGATTCAGAACTGCTCGGCATGGTGCGCCGACTGAAGCACACGCCGACGAAGACGGTCGCCTTCTGCAGCTACGCCGATCGGTTCGCTTGGTCGAAGAGTCGCAAGGCGCGGCGCTGGGCTCGCAAGCTCGGGATCGGTCTGCAGAGCGACTCGCAGAGCATGGCCGAGTGGAGAACGCAGGAGGGCGGCGGCTTCCTTGCCTGCGGTATCGACGGCCAGCTGACGGGGCACGGGATCGATCTGGGAGTGCTCGACGATCCGTATTCCGGCCGAGCAGCTGCAGAGAGCCCGGCGCAGCGGCTCGCCGTCATGAACTTTTACTCGGGCGACTTCATGCCACGCTTCGAGCCAGGCGCATCTGGGATCCTGTCCCACACACGCTGGACGGACGACGATCTGATCGGCGTGCTGAAGAAGCGCGGCGGCTGGGATCACATCCACCTCCCCGTGATCGACGAGAACGGCACGCCGATCTGGTCTCGATGGTCGAAGGCGCGGCTCGCTCGCACGCGCGTCGACGTCGGAGAGTACGACTGGTGGTCGCTCTACATGGGCCAGCCGCGACCCCGTGGCGGTCGGCTGTTCAATGCGCCCGCTCGCTACACGCGCAAGCCTCGCGATATGCGCTTGGCGATTGCGATCGACTTCGCCTATTCAGCAAACACGTCGAGCGACTTCTGCGTCGCGATCCTGATGGGCGTCGTCGATCCTCCGCGCATCGGCGATCCGCAAAAGTTCTTCGTGCTCGATGTCGTGCGCGAGCAGGTGGTCGCGACGCAGTTCGCTCGCACGCTGCAGGAATGGCGAGACCTACACGTCGGTGTGCCGATGGTCTGGCAGTACGGCGGCACCGAGATCGGGATCGTCGACCTGCTCGCAGACGAGCCATACAGGCTCGAAATCCAGGCAGAGAAGGCGACAACAGACAAGTTCGTGCGGTCGCTGCCGATGTCGGCTTCGTGGAACGCGGGCCGTGTGCTACTCCCGACCGAAGCAGAATGGCTGGCCGACGTTCTCGACGAGACCAAGAACTTCAGAGGCAAGGGCGACACGCACGACGACATTATCGATGCGCTCGTCGCTGGCTTCTCGTTTCTCGAACTGACTGCGCCGAGCGCGGAGGGTTATGACTCAGACGATCAGCTCTCACGGTGGGATGAATCGGCGGGCCGTGGCTTCTGAAAGGCGAACGCCCGAAGCTGGGGGGGGTGCTCCGGGCGTTCGGTCGGGCCAGCGTCACGGCTGCTCGACTGCAAGCCCAAGCCATAGCACAGGCAAGCGCCCCGCGAAAAGCTACGGCGTCACCCTGCACCCTGGCGCGGAAAGACGCCTGCAATGGTTCTTCGGGCCAGGGCAGAACGTCTTCGCTCGGTCGACCTTCGGCGCCCAGCTCGAAATAGCGAAGCTGTTCGCGCGATCGTCGCGTCAATGCAAATACTGCAGGGGCTCGACATTCACGAAGAGCGGCGAGTCGTGTCGCAAGTGTCTTGGCATGGGCTTCGTCGTCGTGAACCGTCTGCCTGGCACCAAAAACGAAGCGAAGCTCGACGCGCGACCGAAGACGCCGCAGCGCGAGCCGGGAGGCTATGAGCCCGATCACTTCGAGCTGATCCGGTTCGCCGACGTCGCGCGTTCGCTAGAGTTGGTACGCAGGAAGCAGCCGGGCGCCGTCGTCGTGCTCTCGGTCTTCTGGGGCGACGAAGGCGCACGCTGGGCGACGACAGAGCACGGGCGCGAACTGTCACTCTACCCGCTGACAGAAGCAGGGCAGCGTCTGCTCGTCGTCGAGCCTAGCGAGGTCGAGCTGACCAAGTGCGAACGGCTCGCGGTGCTGAAGGTACTGCAAACGAAGAAGCCGAAGGATCACCGCGGCGCGCTACTAGCCGAAGCTGCTCGACAGTCGCGGCAGCTGAACGCCGAATCAAACAAGCTCTGGAACTGGGCAGATGGGATCCGACATGGTTGAAGGTAATTGGTGGCGCATCGAATTGGGCGCAGACTTGCGCGTCGTCTCATGCTCGCGTGTTGAGAGCGCCAGCGGAGAAGCTCCGCATATATTTTACGTAGTCGCAAAGACTGAAAGCGCGGCCACACGTAAGGCGCACAACAGGCTGGCTGCTCTGCAGCTGAAAGCGAGGCGGTTGCAATACCTGCGCGAAGGGAAGTGCCGCTGCGGCAGAGCGCGCGAGAAAGGATTTGCGACGTGCGCCCGTTGCAAGGAGCGCGGGAAGTTGCACCGCGAACGCTACGCAGTGAAACAGCAAGGAGGTACGGTTGAACCGCTCGACAGGCGGGCGGAATTGAAGAAGCGCGAAGAGCGCGAGAGCGAAGGTCTACGGCTGTCTGTCCTGCTCGAAGTGCAACAGCAGTGGATCCACAGCAAGAACAGCACGCACTTCACGAACTGGCTGAAGGCGGAAGTCGAGCGCGTCGGAGGGAAGAAGGTCGCGTGACGCCACGCCTTCCCCCGCTGATCGAAGTGAAGACGATCGCCAATGTGCTCGGCAAAAAGTGGAGCGTACAGCGAACCCGCCGCCTGCTGAAGCGCGAGAACGCCGCTGTTCTGCGCGGCGGCTACTGGTTCGCGACGCCCGCTCTGTTGCGCGACAACCTGCCCGAGCTATACGAAGCGCTGTTCGAACTGATGATCGCCGACGAAGGAGAACCCGAATCATGAATCCAGCCAGAAGAATTCAGCTCTACTTCATGGGCGACGTAGTACAGGCCGAATACTCGACCGGGGTCGTATCCAACTTTGTTGGCAGGTACGCCCAAATGGATGTGCCAGGCTCAAGTCTAAATCCGTGGAGTCTTCCGATGAACCCAGACTTCGCCGGAAAAGTCTTGGGCCATGTAGCAGACTGGATGCGAGAGGGACTCGCAGCCGCTCACGGTGTCGCAGCATGAAACGCAGAGCATTCCTGACAGGGCTCGCCGCAACGGCTGGCGCGCTGATCGTTCCGCGCCGCGTCTATTCGTTCGCCAGCGAGTTGCGCGTGCCTAGTGAGCCGTGGACGCTTGGCATTGATAAGATGCCTGGCGAAACTGATCGCGAGTTCGTCGATCGGATGCTCGCGCGTCAGGTTCTCGGGCGTGACCCGATCGCGCAGGCGATGATCTCCGGCCGTGTGAGCGAAGACAAGATGCCGGGCATGCGCGGAAGAATAATCGTTGAAGACGAGCTTGTAGCCAGCGACGACATCCAATTCCCGCCAGGCGGCATCCGTGTCCGACAGAGTCACCCGATCGCTTCACGCGGCGACGTTTGGTTCGGTCGGGCCGACGAAGCTCCCGTGGGTCGAGTACTGGAAGTGCACTCCAACCACGTCGTGGTGGCTGTCACTGGCCCTCAGTACCCGCACCCAGTTGAGGGATCGGAGCCAATGTACCGCTTCACGAAGCGGAAGCCCCCTCGCCTCATGGCGTCCTCTGGGTTCTTCATCTCGGACGTCAAGCTATGACGACCTTCGAAGACGTACCCGACGAACTGATCGAACACGCGGTCAAGCATGGCGTCGGGCCGAAGCAGATCGCCGCCGCTCTCGAAAAAGGTCAGACACTAGAGCAGATCGAGGCAGCTCTGTGCAAGCTCGACGAGGGCGATGTGCGCTTCATGAACTCGACGAAGGGCGCGGAGTGGCGCGATCGGCGGTACAAGCGAGGGCTGAAACTGGGTCGCGCGTCGGTCATCTTCGGGGCGCATCAGGCGAGCGTCGTCGGTGCCCTGTACCTACGCCAGCAGAATCAGCAGGCTTCAGCAGAGCGCGCCGAGCGCCCAGCGATCGCCGATAGTGATCAGGACATGACAGCGGGCGACGCCCAGCCGTCGGAGGTTTAACCCGTGGGATGGTTCTCGAACGTCTTCCAGATATTTGGCGGCGGCGAGAAATCGCACGCGGTAGATTCGGACGGCGCGAGCGTCGTCGGCCCTCAGCCACTGTTCGATCAGTTCGAGCGGATCGGCGGCGGTCTCACACCCGGTCAAGTCTCCTCGATCATCCGCGACGCCGACACCGGGAACATTCGGCGCTTCGTCGATCTCGCGAACGAGTCGCGGCAGAAAGACGGGCACCTGCAGAGCGTGCTCTCGACGCGCGAGCTTTCGCTGAAGGCTCTCGACTGGGAGATCCAGCCGCCCGAAGAAGCGAGCGAGCCAGAGAAACAGTGGGCGAAGCGGTGCCAGCAAGCGCTGAAAGAGTCGGCGAACTTTGCCGACCTGATCTCGTTCTTGCAAGGCGCGAATTACTACGGGCACGCCACGGCAGAGGTCATCTACGGGATCGCCGACGATGGCCTAATGACGCCCGCCGAGTTCTCTTTCATCGGCCCGCGGCGCTTCGTGTTCGACCAGCGCACGGGAAAGCTGCTCTGGTCTGATCACGGTTCGAGCGCTGACGGCGTCGACTTGGTCGAAGAGTTTCCAGGAACCTTCCTGCAGTATCAGCCGCGTGTGAACGGCGACGTGCCTGCTCGTGAAGGGCTCGCGCGCGTGCTCATCTGGCCTGCGCTCTTTCGCAACTGGTCAGTGCGTGACTGGCTGCAGCTCGGCGAGATCGGCTGGAAGCCATGGGTTTTCGGCAAATACAAGAAGGGCGCGCCGAAGGAGGACACGGCCGCGCTGAGAGACATCATCGGGAAGATCGCGACGACCGGACGCGCGACCATGCCCGACACGTTCGACATTGATGTCATGTGGCCCACCGGCCAGGTCAGCCGCACGACGAGCGAGCACCGCGAACTGTACGACGCCATGGGGCGCGAGATTTCAAAGGCAGTGATCGGCGGCACTCTGACCGTCGAGGCAGGCGACAAGGGCGCACGCTCGCTGGGCGACGTGCACGATCTGGTTCGCAGCGACCTGATGCTCTCGGACGCAGTGGGCGTCGGCGGCTTGCTGAATCGGATGTTCGTCGCCGAGTGGTATCGGCTGAATGCACCCGCGTCGATCAGGCGTGGCGAGTTCTTCTTCCACACCGAAGACGCGGTCGACTTGGTCGCATTCGCTGGCGCGGTCGACAAGCTCGTGAAGGCTGGCACGAAGATCCCGCAGGCATGGGTTCGGGACCGGGCCGCGATTCGCGAGCCGAAGGAAGACGAAGAGATTCTAGTGCCGACGGCGCCAGTGCCCGCCGAGCCTGTCGAAGAGGCGGCCTAGATGCCGATCGACGATTCCCCAGCAGCGATCCGCCGTGCTCTCGAACTCGAAGGGGCTGGCGCAACGCTAACCCCGGAGCAGAAATGGATCTTGAAGACGCACAAGCGCTCGCAGCCGCAGCCGAGGCGGGGTTCGATGGTCTCATCTGCCGATCGCTCGATCTTGCCGAACGAGCTGCGGTCAGACTTGAGGAGCGGGAAGTCGACGTAATTGCGTCAACCGACGACGTGGACGCGCACGGCGAGATCGTCGAGCAGACGTTCAACCTGAAGCGGTTCAAGAAGAACGGACCGGTTCTCTGGAGTCACAACCGCGGCGGCTTCTTCAGTGCGCCGCCTGCTGCAGAGACGCTGCCGCTCGGGTTCGCGAAGAACACGAAGGTCGAAGACGGAATGCTGAAGAGCACGCTTGTCTTCGTCGACTCTGAAGCGAACCCGTTCGCAGAGCAGGTTTTGCAAGGCTTCGCGCAGGGCTCGATCAAAGCAGTGTCGATCGGCTTCCGACCGGGCAAGGTCACGGAAGAAGAAGACGAAGG